TACTTGTAAGAAGGGTTTGTACTTGTTAGATTTATCTCTAACTGTACAATACATTATATCATCTTTTAGATGAGAGTTCCACTGTTTTGTGAAATTTAATATCCCATCCATGATAGTAAATGTTTCAAGACTAATATGGCTACCAAGTTGCCAATTAAGTAAACGAGGATGATTGGAGTCCAAAACTCTAAAAAACTCGTCGAACGTAATGTCTTTAAAATCGATTTCATTTTGTATTTTTTCACACTCCGTCTTAAAGTTGTACTTTAAACTTTCAATACGCTTACGCCATTCTAAATATTTTTTCTCGCTTTCTGATCCAACAAGAGAACCAGACCAGCTACTATCATTGTCGAGAAAATTAGCGACAAAGAAATAGACGAGTTCGTTATTGCGATAATTTCGCTCCAGCTTAGCGAAGAAAAATTTGTCACGTCTTTTGAGGAAACTGTCATTTGATACTTTTAACTTTCCATTATATTTAAAATAATCATAATCAGTATTGAAGTGGTTTCTGATCGCTAGATAAGTTTTATAAGCGTTCAGCCCTTCATATACATTATTCATTATACAGGCAACTTAGCTGACTTTTCTTTTAGCAGATTAGCATCAGAAGCTTCGGCTTCTATCTTCTTTTTAATAATAGTGTTAATTAACTTAGCACCGGTTTCTATTTCTATTTCATGCTCTTCACAATACCATAATACAGCATCAAAATAGCCTATTCTTTTATCTTTAACAACCTGTTCTATCTTCATTGAAAAGGCTTGTGTGTTCATTATTTCAACCATCTCTACGCTCTATATCCTCCTCAGTTAAATTCTTTCCTAACCATACTTCAATTACTTTAGCAGATTTACTTCCAACATTAATAGCTTTGTGCCATGTTTTAGCAGGTATATCAAAACTGCTTCCTTGCTCACCATACCAGAAGCTTTTTGAACCGTCTGGATGCTCTAAATCAATTTTGATTGCTCCGTCTACAACATGCCAGTGCTCAGATCGATCAAAATGCCTTTGATCGCTTAAAGCTTTATCTGCATCAAACTCTAACTGTTTAACTTGCCACCCATCACCTCTGTCAAGGACAGTATATCTGCCCCAAGCACGTTCTGTAGTTGGTTGACTCCATTCTTTTAGAATCCAGCTAGATGAATTTTTCTTATCTGTACCACCTACACCAAAAACAAACTCAACATTTGACAAAGCCATTTCTGGAATATTTTGCTTTGATCTATCACCACCGTTAGCAAATACTACCTTGCCTTTACTGATAGATAGTACTTGCATAATAGCATGATTAGCTGTATCGTCAGAATCATTGAAACCAATAACTTGGTCAACCATGTTTAACTCTTTAATTATAGCTGCTCTTTCATGAAAAGGCAAGAATGGTTTGCCTTTCTTTCGAGTTAACCAATCATCAGAGTTTACACCAACAACTAATCTATCACCAAGTTTTTTTGCTTCTTTAAAATATTCAATATGACCGGAATGCAGGGGATCAAAGCCCCCTGTCACTAAAACTGTTTTCATTATCTTTGCCTATAAAAGATGTGTTCGCCGATACGACCTGTTAGAGCTAAACTACGACGCCATGCAGGCTTAACATAATTAGCATGGTAATGAGTAGAGCCTTCTGTAAGACCTCTCCATGTATCATTAAAATACATATCAGAGGCAATATCAAGAGCGCTCCACCAGCTGTCATTAGCTGGAATTTTATCTGACTTGCCATCACAATACCAGCTGAACTGACATTGATGGCGAATCATATTACCGTTAGAATCTTGACGACCTTGGTACACAACATCACAGATGGTATCTGGGAAACTGTCATGCTCTACTCTATTCATAACAACATCAGCAACTGCTGCTTGATCTGCAAAGCTACTACTCCGAGCTTCGAAATAGATATTTTTAGCTAAACAGATTACTTGATTATTTTCATACTCTGCCTGCGCAGTTACTTCACTAGTAAATACTGGTGCTGCAATCATAGAAAAAATTACAGCTAGCTGCATTAAGCGTTTCATTATGTATCTCCTGCTCAATTATACTATTAATATAATATCTTTTGCCACAAAAGGCAACTATTATTTAACCGTCATTGAGTGGATTATCTAGAGCTTCTTGTAATTTCTCATGAATATCTTTATCAAGCTGACGCATATCAGCATCAATACGACTTTCAGTTTCACGCATAGTATCACGTACATCTTTCTCAGATTCACGTATTACGCTTTCTACTTCTCGAATAGAAGCAGTAACATCCTTAGATAGTTGATTCATATCAGCTAATACTTCTTCCAGCAGAGTGTCAATTTGGCGCTGAGCTTCTTTAATTCTATCTTCTGAAGCTTCTACTTTATCTTCCATCCTATCAGCTGTATTTTCCATTATCTGAACATCTTCACGTAAATCGTTTTTAATATCACGAGTATATTCTATTGCTTCTTCAATACGAATCATTTGTTCATCCATCTTCAATAGAACCTTTTCGTTTTCAGCCGCAATAGCATCTACGTCAATATTCTGAACAATTTCTTTCATATCCATATAGTCTTTATAGAACTCAAAACCTGCCCATAGACCACCGCCGAGAGTTGAAAGCGCGGTTAGTACTACAAACATTTTGCCACCGCGGAATGTAGTTCCCGCAAATTCAAACTCTGCCATTTTAGTTTCCCCCGTATTGTTGTCTTACCATCTCTCTATGCAATGTATCAGATGCACCGTTAAAGAGACGTCCATTTGGATTGTCGTGATTTTTTTGACCAGAATATATTTCTTTAGGTTGATAAAAGGCTGTATCAGGTATTTGTGGTTGCTGATAAGCTCTAAAGTTTGGATTGTAACCAAGTAAAGCTGCTTGTGCATCTTCTGAGTCATCACCAGATTGTGCAGCTGCTACTAAAGCATCCTCTTCTGCATTCTGTTCTTCAAAACTTTTTTGCTCTTCCTCTTCTTTTTCTTCTGTATTAAGAAGAAGATTTCTATTCAATGCTGCTTGAAACACTTCATCTATTGCCATATTAAGTGCAGCAATCTCAAAACTATCTACTACTATTTCTACCGATATTTGATTGTCTGTAATATCTTGATTAATAATATCGTTATTTTCTAAAGCACTTAAAACTGTACTAACGTTTGATTGTTGTGTAGCAAATTGTACTGGATCGATATTACCACTGTTATCAACAGATGTTGAAGTATTTGAATCCTGTTGTTGAGTCATAGATAAATTCTGCTGCTCGTTTTGCATTGCAGCAATATTAGACTCTACATTTTGTTGAAACGATGATTCAATGCTAGCTTGTTCTGTTAACTGTGCTTGATTAGCTTCTTGTATATTATCACTTAGTAATTGAGTTTCAGCTGATTGAGCTTGGGACAGTTGTTGTAATTGTTGCTCATTACTTTCAAATACAGCTTCTGCATCTGCTACTGATTGCGATGTTGCTTCTAAAGTATTCGATACATTACTAGCAGCTTCGCTTAGAGCTGCTGATACTGCATTTTGTGCTACTGCTAAAGGATCAACACTTGGTGAGTTTGCTTCTTCTTCTGTACTATTCTCTGTAGATGTAGTTTCAGCAACTTCTACAACCTGTTCTACTTCTTGCACTGGCTCTATAGATGCCTCAACAGCGACTGGTTCACTTATACCTTCTGAAACTGGATCAATACTTTCTTCGACAACCGCAGCTACTTCAGCAACAAATGCAACATCGTTACCAGTATTAATTCCAGTATCAGATGAATTGTTAATTAATGCTAGCATTTCATCTTGTTGAGCATTTAATGCTTCTGCATAACCTGGACATGTTGGATCTAATAATGGATCGCTACAATCTTGAATTTCTGGCTCAACAACTAAAATACTATAAATTGCTGCACTACCAAATTCTGGTCCATAATAACCAGCCCAATAACCTGCATCATACGCTTCTACTTCAAGTGTAATAGTATCGATTTTATCACCTGAAATAAACGGGTCATACCAATGCATACCATATTTTTGTTCCCAGTCATAGATATAATATGAGTAGTCCCATTCACGCTCGTCTAATACATTGCCTTGCTTATCTTTTACTGTTACAGTTACAATAAGCGGATCAGCAGAAGATTGATTTTGTTCGTTATAATAATTTGTGTCAGCATTTTTTACTCTCCACTGCCAGCGATAACCTACAACAGTAATACCTGCAACTTTGAGAGCTTCGGCTATAGCATCTTGAGTTTGAGCTACAACTGTTTGACCATAACCAAACGTATAAGTTCCATCAATACCATTTGCACATTGGCCACCGGTGGTACCATTCCATGTTCTTTCTTGAACAAGCAAACAGCCTGTGGTAGCTTGATAATCATTGGGAACAATGATTTGATCCATATACGCTTTACCTTCCT